CAGCTATTGCAGCGTCGGCGGTTGTTACATCAATCTCCAGATACCCGGAAACTGTGTTTGCGTTGAAAGCCGATGTGCCAGTGCTCCCAAATTTCCATCTGTCAGCAAAGAAGTGATTAGTCACTCCAGTCTGAGCACCGCGTTGGTTAACAACACCGGATGGGTTATCGATACGGTTTTTGTTGCCGCCGCGTGCTTCTGCTGCGATTCTTGCTCTACTTACCATTATATATCCGCGGTTTCCGCATGAGTTTTGTAAGCAGCTTTAACGGCATCAGTCCACGCAGCGTTTGCAATCGCTTGAACTGTTGCGTCTTCGCCTGAGATGTCTTTAGCGGTATGAGTCCAACCGTCGTCTGAGTTACCTGACGTAGTGAACGGAGTCAAAACATGACGGTGTCTACTTCGCGAGATTACAGTCCCATCTTCTTTAATAATTGTGTCCGCTGCTACTTGGACATTCCAGCCGTTCACTACTTCGATTTTTGGTATTTCTATTGATTTTTCTAGTGCCATTTTTGTTCTCCGTTAAACTCTATAAGTAATGTCGAGAGCCATGTAACGCCCCGTACCTGCCGAATGTGCAGCTGCAAGCCACGTTGAGGCGTCTCTGTTACAGTACACTTCAAGATATGAGTAACCCGCGCCTATGTATGAAAAAGCCCCAATGGAAACCAATGCTATGTTGTAAAGCCCGCACGAGCCGACATTGACAGTATTGGCAGCAAAAGGAAGCCCCGTGACTTGAATACTGCCAGAAAACCCGGTCGTGTTACTATTCACGAAATAGATGTCTAGATGCACGTCCCGCCCGATTTTCGTGTAATTCCCACCTCGAGTAACTACGCTTCCTGTTGCCCCAGTGCCTGTAAGCGTCGCCGTAAAATTACCTTCCTCGTACTCATGGAATAGCTCACTCTCCATACCTCCCGCACCGGAATAATGTGTATTAGCACTGAAATCAATGCCGTGGCCTGCTGCGACTACGAGGTTTCCGTTTGAGATGGTGAGGTCTGCGGCACCCGACAGTGTTAGTGTGCTCGCCATATCCACAGCACCATTGACATCGATGGTGGTTGCATTTAACTGTACTTTGTCGTCGTCAATTAATATCGCTGTAGCTAGCGAACCGGCTCGACGAACTTGAAAAGTAATTGAGGCGTCTTCGCTGCCATCGGCAACGTCGAGTGTTCGCCCATAAATTCTTGCGTACTGAGTGCTTTCCCCGGCGTTGTTGTCTCCGTAGAAAGTTACACCCCCCAGATGGTCGTTATTATCAGGCGAGGCTGAATCCCGGTTTAATTTCAGGTAGGGGCCGACACCACTCCCAGCTTCTGTCGAGATTACCTCAAGCTGCGAAAGGTTAGCGCCCGCCGATAAGCTCAATCCGGTATCATGCACATGAGTCAACGTTACATCGCTGTTTACACCGAAATTTACAACAGCCGCATCGCTAGTAAAGCTTTGGTCATCAGCAACGCTAAAATCCCCACTAGCTCCAGTAACAGTTGCGACATTAAAAGTTCCAAAAGCGTATACATTTAGCTCGTGACTCAATGTCGCGGCATCAGTTAACACAATACTCGTGCCGTTCGTAGCGGTGTAATCCGTACCGTTTTCTAGTACACTACCATTTAAGGTTACAAACAAAGCTCCTGCTGTATAGGCTAAGGAAGTAGCAGAATCATCATTTCCTGTAAAAGTTGTTTGTGCGGCTGTCGCTGTAAATTTATACAGTGTGAGGGTGTTATCTGATGTGACGTAGGTTTTTAGCCTGGATAACGCTGATTTACGATTTGTGCCACCTGCGCCGTTATCTACTATGAACAAATCAGCGTCTACTAACGCTTCGCCAATGTCCGTACCGCCGTCAATGTCTAAGTCTGCTAAGGCTCCTGAAGCGCTACCCGTTATTGTTAAAGTATCCCCACTCATAGCTGTGGTAATATTAGCCCCACCAGCTATTGTTAACGTGTCACCGGGAGTAATTCCAGTACTGCCAGAATCCCCCGCCACAGTTGTATCAGTAGCTGTAGCCGTTATGGTAAGAGTGTCTCCACTCATAGCCGTACTTACGTTTGTACCTCCAGCTATTGTTAAGGTATCTCCGGGCGTTATGCCTGTGCTACCTGTATCCCCTGAGACTGTGGTGTCTGAAACTACAAAGTCTAACGTTCCGTCAGCGTCTTGGTAAGTTACTGCTATCCCGGTCTCTGTATTACTCGTTGTCATAGCCCCAACAATGTCTTCAACTTCTTCTTCTGAAGCCGATTGAGAGTCTACATACGCCTTAATACTTTGCTGTGTAGCGAGATGAGTAGCACTATCACTAGCCATGTTGTCTTCGTCTTTAATAGCTGTGCCAGAAGCGCCTGTATTTAAAACAGGGCTTGTTAATGTTTTGTTTGTGAGCGTTTCAGAGCCTGTCTTAGTGGCAACTGCGGCATCAATTAACTCCATGTTAGAATTAACTGTATCTCCCCACTCGCCGCTTTGCTCTCCATCAGCAGGCTTTTCTAAGTTTAGGTTAGATGTGTTAGTACTAGGCATTATTCAACTCCACTCAACTCACCACCATCTCCGCGGGTAACGCGTTGTCCACCAATTGCGATAATTCGACCATCTCGACCGCGCTCAATCTGCATTGGACCCTCTTCTCTACCCGCTTCCGGTAGAGGTGCTCCTGCTTGTCCTTGTCGAATCAACTCGTCAAGTTTTTCTTGCATACCATTACTGCCCGGAGGTGGGAACATCATCTGTCTATTTGATAAATGTCCTAGACTATCCTGCATAGTTCTGCGTATTTCTCGTTGCATAGTGTCTGTAGCCGTGCTAAAGGACGCTTTAATAGCATCTACTACCTCTAGGTACTCCACAGGACGTTCTTCACCTGCCGCCAATCTCTCTGCTGCTTGTGCGAACTTCAGTGCTGTGTCAGCTTCGGCCTTCATGCGCTCAGTTTGTGCTTTCTCCACATTGAGTACCGCCTCACTCTGGTTCCAAATAGCTTCGCCTCTATCTCTTTCTGCCTCTGCTTCAACTTCAAGCTTATTGCGGACTTCTTCCATTTTGCCTTTCGACAGTTTGTACATGAATTCTTTCTCACGTAGTGCTTGGCCTTGAAGCTTGACTTGCTCTTCAAAGTCTGGTTCTGGTTCCGGTGGATTAAGTGCTTGCTGCAAGAACCCGTCTGCCAGTTGTATAAGCTGGTCTTTATCTTCAATGTTGTAGTTCTTAATAACTCCCTTCAGCAATAAATAATATGCCGGTGAGTTCGGAGGAGTGGATTGCATTAGCTGTGTTAGCTGTGCGATTTCAAACTCCCTAGCCTGTGCTCCTAAAGCACCGTGAACACGAAAACGATAGTCAGCTACCGGATAGCGTTCTGTATCAAACTGCATGTAGCGATGTGCAACCTTGTGGATTAGTGGGTCAAGAAATTCAGCCTCCATATTCCGCAAGGTTCTCTTTGCTCTCTTGAGCATAGCCCCCATCATCATAGACATACCACCCGCAGTTTCGTTACGGGGGTTAACACCTAGTGGGGCTGCTGTGTCCATCGAACCTGTAGCTACCGTAACCATACGTTCAAACTCAGCCGATTGTCTGTAGCTTTGCGCGTCAGGACCGGGGAATTTAAACGCCGTGATAGCCTCATTAACAGGCCCAGAAACGATTATATTTCGTCCGGGGCGTATGGAAAAATCCCCATTCCTCGGAGCCATCATCCCGTTAACTAGCGCTACAGGATACGTCGCTAATGCTAAAGCATCTATACGTGCGCGTAACTCTGCATCCAACGCTTTTTGGGGGTTATATCCTTTTTCTGCTATACCGCGACCCCAGAAACGATTTGGTACGGTGTCCCATTGAAACGCAACAAAAGACCTATCTTGCATTATAAAAGGGTTTTTTACAGCTTTAAGCAGTATGGAGCGGTTTGCTATCCACACTAGTGCTTCTACCATACCACCAGCTTCGTCATATTCGAGATTGTTATTCTCTTCTGCAAACTCTGCTAGAGGGTCTGTTACGGTTTTTGTATTGTCAAACAACTCTTTAGGAACCAGACCGTGGTATTCCATGATTTCTACATGTTCTTTTTCTTCAAAGTTACTTTCGTAAATGTCTAATGTAGGGTGGGCTGCTTCCTCGTTATCGTATCCTCCTACTAGGGTATCGTTCCAAACCCCTCGTTCCTGCTTCTGTATCATCTCGTGCATAGGGATTGTGTATATGTGCGCCACTCCTAGAGCATCGGCTATATTCGTGACAGCAGTATCAATCACAAACTCGTTAGGATCTACCGCAGTTAACGAAACCTTAATATCATCTACAATAATAACATCACTTGTTGTGCCAACAGAGCCTGCGATAGGTACGCGTCGTGGAATCTGTTCTACGGTAATCTTGCCTATACCTGTACCATATAGACCAGCATTTAATAAAATTTCTGAAATAGCCTTATTAATATTATAGGTTTCAAAATCCTCTAATAGTTGGGTCGTTAACGAGTCTAACCGGGTGTCCACATCTTTAGCTAGTTCTTGAATAACCTCTGGAGGAAGTTGTTGGCTTTGTTCCTTTAACATCTTCTCAAAGATTTCTTCACGTACATCATCTTTCAAATCAAACCATCGTGTGCGGTGGAAGATTGTTTCTTCCATTTCTGCTACACCGGATTCAATTGCTTGCTGTAGCGCAGGTGCAATAATTTTAGACCGCTCGTGCTGCCTAATTTTATCTTCTGGACCTGCGTGCTGTCCTCGCCACAAACGATAGTATTCTTTCCAACGTTTAGCGTGCTGGTTGTTACGCGCATCTTCCCAGTTGCTTACTTTGTAAGTAATCCAACCAGTTAACTCGTCATCCACTACTTGCTCTTGCTGTAGAGCGGGAGACTGAGTTATGTCAAGTAATTGTGCTTTTGCCATTATGTATCCTTTTACATCCCGCTAACATCGTCTAGTGGTTCCCATTGTGTAGCTTCCGACTCCTTAGTATTCATGTCATATGGAGTAACAGCTATCTGGTCAACGTAAGCTAGGCTATCAATCATATCGTCGTGCGCCATAGGGTTTGGAAAATCAAGCAACTGGTCTCTGAGTTTGTCAAAGTACTCTCCAGGTTGGAATGTAAGTCTTCCTTGCTCCATGCGACCCTGTAATGCCCATACAATCCTGTCGGATTTCTTTTTATTTCCATGTGATAACTCTACAATGTAGGGATATATGTTAAGCCTACGCATATTATCGTGCAGATAGGGCATTAAGGCGTTTTTTAACGCCCCTCGCTCTATTCCAAGGAGCTTAGGCTTATATTTTTGGGCTGTTCGTAAGATACGCAGCGTTGATTCCCTAACATCCCACCTTCCTGTGATAATATCGTGACAATGCCACCCACTAGTAGTAACTTCGACTACCGAAATAGCCATTTCGTCTAATCTCTTTGTTCTGCCGTGTGCTACACCCTTGACATCCTCATATCCTGCTGGATCTACTGTAATGTAAATGTCTCCAGACCCTAGAGGCTTATCAACCTTCTCTATCATGTCTGATTTAAAGACTGTTCCCCCAAATGAAGAGAAGTTAGCCTCAAATTCCTGTTTAACGTACTCCAAAGGCATATCTTTGGTGGCCATTATAATTTCTCTTGGGTCAAGAAAGGGATTATCTAGCGACTTATACGTCCAAGCTTCCCAATCTTCCGCGTCTAGCCCTTCACGAGCATTTAAAAAGAGGTCATAAAAATGGTTTTTACCGTTTGGTGTGCCTATAAACAAAGCTCCCCCCCTAACATCAGCCAACGTAGGTCGAATAATAGCTGTCCACACTTCTTCTTTCATAAATGCGTACTCGTCCATCACAACATACGATAGCCCAACTCCGCGAAGTGATTCAGGACGGTCTGATCCTTTAAGATGGATTTGCCGACCGTTAACTAAGGTTAATATTCCTTCGTTTTCCCGAACTTTTTCCGTTATCGAAGCCGCCATTTGCTTCAGAGGTTGCCACATAATGTCCTTAGCCTGGTTAAATGTAGGAGCAATGTAATAACATGCTTTATCCTGTAGTGGATAACCAAACTCATTCGTTTCTTCTAGCGCTTTTACAATAAGCTTAACTCTAGCAAGGTGGGATTTACCAAACCTTCGCCCCGCACCAACAACCTTAAACCTCGAAGTTGAGGCAAAGATTTCTTGTTGTGCAGGATGCAGAGGAAAAGTAATTTCTGTTGCCATATACGCTTACTTCTTTTGCTTCTTCTTCTTTACTTTAGGTGGCCTACCTTTTTTTGTTCCGTAGGTTCCTTTTCCCTTAGGCATTACTTGCCTCCGTTTGACGTACCTTTCGCGGGGATTGTCGTAGCCCCTGCACTACTGGCCGCATAAGCAATCTCGGCATTCACCGTACCCGTTTGGTTGTTAACACCACCCGAGCGTCCTTGGTTAGCTTTATCACTGGATTGTCTGTCTTTCATTGTTATCTACCTCCTCAAATTCTGCATCTACTGCAGGTTTAGTTAAATCTAAATTGTCTAGCCCTTGTACGTTAATAACAATGTTACTAGATTCTTGTGCGCCATAGTGTTCTACAGCCTTACGTGACGGAATCGCTCTGTCTAAAAGCAACCTTGCTGCAGTCATATCTCCACCTTTAGCTTCACGTATGACTGTGCGTAAGATAGCTTTAAATTCTTTATTCATCTCACCAGCGAACTGGTCGATTAACTCGTTTTGCATTAGAGTTAATTTGTTCTTGGTTCCTTTAGGCCGACCCGCTGGATTTAACGAGGGACCACCTTTTTTTAGGTTAGGATTACCTACTTTCGCCATACTAATTACTCTCCTGCGGTCGTATCCTAATCTCGTTCCCAACCTGTAGTGGCCGATTCCGTGCTTTAGGGTTTAGTGTATAAAGTTCATCGAGAGTAAGGCCGTTGTCCTGTGCTATGTTCCAATATGTATCGCCAGTCTCTGCTGTGTGCTCAGGAAAAACGTACCCCACACCATGCAGTTGCTTAATAACTCTGGCTGCTCGTTTCCCTACAGTCCTGCTATACTTAGTGTTTTTTAATTCCTTTGCTACTTTCTCAAAATCACCACGGTCTAAAGCAGCCCTAGCCTTCGGCCACACCAAAGCACCTTTTTTGTGTTTTATAATTTTTTCACCTTCTTTATCAAAAATAAACTTGTCTTCTTTATCTTTTTTATATACAGTGTTCTTGTGTTTCTTCGCCCACCATTTGCCCATATTAAAATCCAAATTAACTAGTGCTTCACGCTGGAGGCTATCTGCTGTGTTCCAACCGGGGGTAGTTCTCGCCGAGCCTATGTGCTCTTTAAACTCCTCATTGAACAATGCGTCAATTTTGTCTTGTGTTAGGTAGTTTCCCTTATTTTTTATAGCGTCTTCTGTTTTACCATTTTCTCGTCGTTCTATGTCTTTGAATTCGCTCTTGTTCAAATCGATAGTGGAGCCGTCCCCTATTAAGTGTCCTACCCCTGTAGTCCAGTAGCCGTTTGTATCCTTGTACACATAGTTTTTGCTACCTTCGTCCGCCATCAGGGTAGTTTTAACAGTATTTAACTCCCGTGGGGTAAACTCTTCCACGCTACTTTTTTCTGTTGTTTCTATACTATCAAAAAAAAGATCGTCTAGCGCTGTGCCGGTTTGAGGCAAGAAAGTCCCGTTTATCGCAGTCTGGATAGGGTCACCTGTAAGAAAACTAAGGGCTGTGTTTAATTCTGCCATCCTGTACGCTACCTTCTTGCCATCGCTGCTGAACCGAAGTAAAACCCTATGATATTCATTATCGTTACAGGTAGCCATTCGGGTGTTACCCAACCTTCTAGCTTTACATATTCTGTAACCGTTCTTGTTGTATCAATTAATCCAAATAACCAGCTTCTGCCTGTCGTTACTTGTAAAGGTACGTTAGTTACTTGGTCGAGCATCGGTGCAAAGAATACAACCCCTACACCAGCCAACATAGCAACAACAACGATAAAGCGTCTTATCCAAGATACTCTCGGACCTTGCATGGCCCTGGCACTGTCTACAGATTCTTGTACGCTTTTGTTAAAGTCTAGGAGTCTTATGTGAGCGTCGTGCTTGTCTTGCTGCCCCTGCGCCCACATTTTCATTACCCCACCTAACACCGTGGAGCCTAGCATAGAGATTGCCTCTACTGGTATCAAGATCCAAAAAGCTCTGGGTATAGCCTTGTTAGATGGTCTTGGAGATAGGTAGGCGCTGCAGGCGCTTTAACAGGGATAGGAAGTCCTTCCGAACCTATAGGACGAAATGACCCTTCATCTAACCTTCTTTGGAGGTAGGTACGATGGTCTTTAGCTCCTGCAGCCGCTCCACCCTTGTGACGGTTATCAATGCCAGTACGTGCGCCTGGACGCATAAATGAACCGTATGCCTCTGTATTACTGTCGGGCATCTTTAGCGGTTATTGACGTACATCGTCACTTCAAAACCAAAACGGATATCTTCGAACGATGGTGTTTCCCATTTCATTGAATATCTGCTCCTTTTAAATAGTAAGTCTCTACCCTACACCTATATTATAACATGTCTAACGCCTAGTGTCAACCTTTAATTTGCTTTCCCCTTGTTGGGGGTTGTTCTCCTGTCCGTGATACCCTTCTAGAGGACAGCCTCTTGACAAAGTTAGGTTGGGGTGGTATACTAATATATATAATATATTCTATATATATTATTATTATTATATCTAATTATATTATATATAATATAGTTTATATATATCTTATTGATATATATAGTTAATATACCCCTCCTTTGTACTCCTGTCTGATATAACCTCATTAGTTAAATATCCCCCCTTTTTCCTGTATCCTCCCCTGCGAGCTATGTGAGCTTCTGATGTATAATTGTGGGTAGATATATATTACATCAATCTCAGCGGGGTTACCGGGGGCTTATCCACATTACCATCCACATACCTATGCCCATGATATTAACAATGGCTTATACACAGGTTACTAACAGGTTATACATGAGTTATACCCGACTTATCCACAGGTTATACATGATCTATCCACAGGCTCCAGGAGGTGCGTTAATAATATGAATAGGCAACGGAATATTGGGAAGGAAAGGGAAGGTGTTGGTCCTACGTATTGCTATCACCACCACCACAGCATCACCATCACCACCATCGCATAGCACTATGTCCCCATATCCATATCCAGTGTGGCTAGGTGTCAGGGTTATCGAGCATCGAGCGAGGGTATCGAAAAATAAATGCATGAAGTGGTTGACGTCGCTATATCCTTTGCCTTACCGTGTCCCTAGTCGCAGCAAGTGACGGTCTAACGACCCCGCCCAGAGCGCAACCAGTAACGCTACGAGTACGACTGACACAGAACGTAGCTAGCCATTGTAGGATGTGAGCATAGGTAGCGCATCCATCAAACGAGTACCGGCTAGCAGGTCGCACCACAAGCATTACCGGATACCCCAAGGGAATCGTGAAGGGTTTGCCTAGTGCCTATGCCACGCAGCAACGAATTCACACAGTACCGAAAGGGTTTTAGTTTTGTCTTTGTAGACCTCGTGTCTACTGAGAGCATCTTGTAGTCGCGTATACGGTTAGCTGCTACAGGATGTTCGACTGTACACACCAAACGGAAACACACACGATGAAACAACGAAACGATAGCTACCAACAGCTAGCGGCAATCGCTGCCAAGCATTACGGTGATAAGAATATGTGCACCGTGATAGCAGTAGCAAAGACTTGCCGGGTATCATACGGTAAAGCATACAATGCTTGTAGGCGTAACGGTCGCAAGACTCGTCACGGTGCAAGGTCTAACATCTATTTTATGGCGATGTTGGATCTTGGGTTCTTGGCGCGTAATATTGAATCAGACCTTATCGGTAAAACAATCGGAACCGCTGAGAGAGAATTACCTAGCAAGGGTCGATACTTAATACACGTACGGGGACATGTCGCAGCGTTCACGGACGGCAAGTTGCACGATTGGACCAGTGCGGAGCAAACAGGCAAACCACGTAGACACCGCATTACACACATTCATGAAGTAAAACCAACCAACCAATAGGGAACAGGAACATGCAGATAGTAGTTAAAGTTAAGAACGTGTACGGAAACGAACTAATTTATCCAGTATGCGAGCACGCTAAAATGTGCGCAGAATTGACCGGTACGAAAACATTGTCTCAGCGTAATATTGATACACTCAAGCGCTTAGGTTTTGAGTTCATCGTTGAAGCACAAAAACTTTAAAGGGTATCTATGAACTACATCCACAAATTGCAACGTGAAATTGAAGACTTGAAGGTCCAAATTGAGGCGCGCAAAATGGTTGAAATCGAATTGCGCAGCTACCTCGACCTCGCCAAGTTCAAAGATGACACGACCGTACAGGTATCCGACATATACCACCGGCTCGACAATTACGACTTTTACCTTAACAACGATGGCCGTACTCGCGGTGACGTGAATAGGAGCGATTAAATGATTATCGGCACAATACGACCGGAAGAAGCGCAGGCATACGACTCACACGAAGGGTTCCACCAGTTCCACGCACCGGAGACACAAGAACCCTTCGGAGGGTTCGAAATAGTCTGGGTAATGTATGGTGTCTATGATGAGGATCATTACACGGAGGATCAAAGCGCTGCGGGTTGGTACTGGCAGTCGTGTCTACCCGGTTGCCTACCGGATAGCGAACCTTCTGGACCTTTCGGATCGTCACAGGCAGCGCACAAGGATGCTGACGAGTGGTCCCCAGACTACGACGATTAACGCCGACTGATGAGGCCGTGGTGGTTCCCGGTCGAAACGCCTTCGGGCGTCTTGGTAAACCTAACTAGGAACAGAACGATGTATAAACAAACAGAAATCAGAGAGTACTTTGACGATTTTATCGATGCAAGCGACCCGAACTGGATTGTGGAGAATCTCGACGATTTACACTTTCACGCATTCAATGCGGACTACTATATTATCGGCACGTGGAAAGCGGCA